GTATGAATGAAAAGAAAAAGGCTGAGTTTAGGGCTGCTAAGGCTGCTGCCGCAAAGGCAGAAGGTGGGTCCCGTCGCCGCCGTTCTTCATTCCGTAAATCTTCGAAGCGCGCATTACGTAGTAAATCAAGAAAGTCTAGAATGTATTAAACCCTAACCGCATAGTGTATATTTTATTTTATTACTTAGACATAAGTAATAAAATAAACTATTGTAAAATAGCTCTACTTTCTTCGCATTATTCTTAAAATTTTAATTATATTTCTATTTTTGTATTTACTATATTTTTATCAATAGTTCGAACTATACTACTTAAATTTAAATCAATGGATACATACAATAATTTATCCAATATTTCAATATTATTTCCTACAATTGTTTTTTTTGATGTAAATTCAAAACTTGTAAAACTACTATCATTTAAAACACAAATAATATAGACACTTCTATTTGAATTACATAAAATATAAAGTTTAATACCATCAAACAATATTTTCTTACCAGATAAATCGAAATTTAAAGTATACAATATTAATTGTTTAAAACTATTATCTATTTGTAAATTATCATTAAAAAACTGTGATAATAAAACTACATTATAATTTTTAAAATCAGTTGCTGTTGTTAAAAGTAGTAATTTATCATTTGATTTATCAATAATACTATTATTCATATCATATGTTCCAAAATTATTTTGTATAGATAAGAAATGAATTTCATAATTTTTAGTTATAGATATTAATATACCATCCCACGTTGTATTTAATATACCTCCTGATATAATATAATTATCATTACTAATTATAATTGATTTCGGAATCAAATCGCAGTTTTTTTTATACAATAACATTACTCCATTTATATATTGCGTATTCATTTCATTAAAAATATTATTTTTACCCATAATTGTATTCAATTTACCTGTTAAAATATTTACTCTAAATAAAAAAACAGCAAAATATCCATTATAAATAGTATATCCAACAACAATAAGATTACTATTATCTATTATAAAATCAGAAACAAAATCGTTTTTACCTAATATATCAAACATTACTAAACCGTTCAATCCAAAATTTTTATTACTAATGCCTGTAGTATTATTTATTTTAAATATAAAACCATCACGCGATACCTTTTGAGAAGTTCCTATTAGATATAAGTCATTTTCAAATAATTCTAAACTAAAATTTTCAGTGCTATTTTTCAAACCACTAATAATCACTTTTCCATCAGTTCCAAATGTTTTAATTACATTACCTTCTAAATCATAGCAGGATATTTGCGCAATCCACCTATTGATTAAATAATAATGACTACAAATAAAAATTTTATTATTAAATATTTTAAAATCTCTAGATACAACTTTAGATGAATTGTGTTGAATTGTAATTAAATGATTAGACATATATTATATAATATTATAAAGATTCTCCAATATTTTGACCTAATAATTTAATTCCTAATACGCGCTGAATTTTTGTTAGTAGCTGAGGATTATGTTTTTCCTTACCATTCTCTAGACTTTTTATAACCGTTTCAGGTACTTGTGCTTTATTTGCTAAATCTTTTTGTGTAATTTTTAATTCACATCGTTTCTTTTTAATAGCATCAACTGCTTTACTATCAATCATTTTCAGTGACAATTTTTCATCACTATTATCAATATTATCTAGTTTATAACTATTTACTTGTTGAACATTTTGACGATTTCCCCCATCCGTTTTTTTAACGGATTCTACATTACCAGAACGCTGAGCTGCTTTAACCGCTTCACTCTGGTTAGGACGTTTCTTAAAAACTACAGGTTCCCAGTCTTGATGCGACATTATATTCTCTTTTAACATATTATATCCGATTACTCAAAATCAATTTTTTATTTTCATATTTAAAACTATTTCTATAAATATATGTAACATACATATGAATCATAAATTAAAATTTTCTGTAGATGATAATGATACGAATAAACTTATAGCAGGATTAGATGAAAGTGGACAAGGCCCACTATTCGGACGAGTTTATGGAGCTGTGGTTATATTAAATCCAGAAATAATATTACATCCCTATCTAAATGATAGTAAAAAAATGACTGCTAAACGAAGGGCTATAGTACGTGAATGGATTGAAGAAAACGCGCTTGATTATCAAGTATGTTGGAGAGATGAAAAAAGGATTGATGAAGTGAATATATTAAATGCTAAAATGGAAGCATGGCATGAAGCGATAAGTAAATTAGATATACAACCTGAATTGCTATTAGTTGACGGCACTCAATTTAAACCATATTGGATAGTTGATGATAAAGAGGACTTTATTATACCATATAAAACAATTGTAGAAGGAGATAATCAATACGCGGCTATAGCAGCGGCAAGTGTATTAGCAAAAGAATATCATGACGAATACATTATAGAATTATGCAAAAATGAACCAGAACTAGAAAAGAAATATCACTTATGCTCTAATAAAGGTTATGGAACTGCTTACCATATTTGGGCTATTAGTGAATATGGACCCAGCATATATCACCGTAAATCATTTATTAAAAAAATAAAGTGGTAATTAACGTCTACCTGATTTGCCACTTGTTTTCTTGGCACGAGGGCGCCTGCTACTATCAGGAGCATTATTAATGCACCATACTAAAAACCAGAAAAACGTAATGAATTGACCAACATTTTCTAAAAACCTGTAGAAATTATCCGATGGAGTTCCACCATCCAAAATGTCTTGTTCAGGTAATAGGCAGTATTCCGCATTTTGACTATACAATAATAAAAAATTATTAATTAATTCAGATGAATTTAGATTTGGCAGTCCTTCATGACATTCATCTATTATATCTTCTAACAATTCTTCTGTCATATTTGGTTTATCTGTAGGTTTTACATGTTCTATTATATCACTTACATATTCAAAAATTTTATTCGTTAATAAATCATTTAGATTTAAAAACCCTAAACATCTATATGTTATTTTAAAAAATGTATCAGACCAAGTTTTATTTTCTTTATTTAGATAATAATTTGTAACCAATTCTGAAATAATATCCTCATCATAATTTTCATCTATAAAAACTGCTATTGAATGTAAGTCTATTAAACGTAATCGTTTGATAATTCTACTAATAAATTTTTGCTCATTATTTAATAACCTCTCATCTGTATTCAAAATATCTAGTGGTTGACCATTTTCATCTAATTGACTATTTAAATATTGTAGTTCTTCAAATTCGTCTTTTTCACGTTTGCGTTGTCGAGAACGACGTTGACGCGATACCGCTTTCTGTCTAGATGTTGGTTTTTTTTTACCTGGGTGCGGCATTTATATTATAGATTAACATATTATTTTATAAAAATAGAAAAACAACTTCAATCTTTACAAAATGTTGTATAAGTTCAAGGCAGTTAAGTTTATGATGAATGATATATTTAACTGCGTTGACTAAAAAATCGATAGGTTACCAAACCTAAAATTAAACTAATATTTAATACGGCAGAATAATGATACTTTGATTTAAAACGTTCTAATTCAAAATCTTTTGTAACTAGTTTAGTGCCTAGTAATTCTTTTGCTTCTTTCCATATTAATGTATCATTACTATTTGATATCAATAAATCTAATTCGTTTTTTAAATATCCTTCTAATACAGTTGTTTCAATATCATTTTCCACTAATTGAAGATTAAGTTTTAATATTTTTGACTGATTCCCATTTTCTTCACTCATATTTATTTATTATTTTATACTTTAATTTGATATTTATTTTTTTAAATAAAAGTCATATGCTTTAAAAATGATTACATATTCTTTTTTTTGATTTAAATTTTAGATTTTTAGGTCGTTGAGCCGATTTGTTTTGTTTTCCTCCTAAAAACCCAAATATTTTTTTTTCAGGAATAGATGGAGTTGCTTCTACATATAGATGTTGTAATCGAACCATTTCTCTATATTTAGGGTCAAGGGTTTCTCCAGCTTCTCCTCTAATACTTTTAAAAAAAAAACTCTCATTTGTTTGAATATTTACTAATTTAGTTTCAAATTTTGAAAAAATTATAAATTCTCCTTTTACAATACATGTAATACTATTTGGACTAATACTATATACTTCATAATATACAAAATTATTATCAACATATAGATTATCATCATCAGCCATTATTTGATATTTTGGGTCTAGCGTTGAACCTATCGGACCAAGTATACTTTTAAAAAAATAACTATCATTTGTTTTTATATTCACTAGTTTAGTAGCATGATTTCCAATATTTTGACCATCTTTGGTTAATATATTCATTGAAACTATGCGTTTAACCTGTAAATATGACATTGTATATTCTATTTTAAGAAAAAATTAAATAATACATAAAAAAATAGATATAAAATAATAAATAGAATGTATCGATATTTATTACGATTTTCTAAAAAATTAATTCCAAAAGTTAGTCTAACTGAAAAAATAGCACTTTCAACAGGTGATACATCAATTGACGGAGCTATTTTTTCTGGAAAACAAAAACCTGACTCTATTCATTTAGACCCTATTCCATTAAAACATAATTTTTATAAGAATACTGAAAATTTAGTTTCAAAAATAAATACATATAATGTTTCTCAACGGGGATTTTTTAATAAAAATGAAATGAATGATATTCGAAATAGTGGTTTATTAGGGATGATTATTCCAAAAAAATATGGCGGTTTAGAATATAATTATACGGAGCATTCCGCAATTGTTACTTACTTAGGTAGTGTAAGTAGTCCATTAGCAGTATCTGTAATGGTTCCTAATAGTTTAGGTCCAGCTGAATTATTGCTTCACTATGGAACACAATTTCAAAAGGATTACTTTTTACCTAAATTAGCTAATGGGTCAATGCTACCCTGTTTTGGCTTAACAAGTGCTTGGAGTGGAAGTGACGCAGCGAATATGCCTTGTAGGGGTAGAATTATTAAAAAGGGTAATAATCTAAAAATTATTATTAGTGTAAATAAGAGATATATTACATTAGCTCCAGTGGCAGATTGTATTGGTTTAGCTTTTATTCTGGAAGACCCTGATAAATTGGTGAGTGATAGAGATGTTTCTGGAATTACATTGGCTTTATTAGAACGTAATCAATTTACAAAAGAACAGTTAGATACAAATAAAATTCATAAAGTAGGTTCAGGATTTTGGAATGGAAAGATAGAGGCTGTAAATCTTGAAATAGATATTTCAAATATAATTGGTGAAAAAGATGGTTTAGGAAATGGTTGGCGTATGTTAATGGAATGTTTAGCAGCAGGGCGTGGGATTAGTTTGCCAGCAGGTGCTATTGGCAGTAGTAAATTTGTATTAGATTATACAATTCATTTTGCTCAATGGCGTGAACAATTTAAAACGCCTATTTATAAAATGGAAGGAATTCAGATGAAATTAGCTAATATGATTTTAGATACATTAACCGCAACTGCCGGACAACAACTTTTTAATACTATTTTAGATACTGGAAAAAAACCCAGTGTGCTAAGTGGAATAATGAAATATAAAACTACCGAATATGGAAGAAATGTAATAATGAATAGTATGGATATATTAGCTGGAGTGGGTATATGCCGTGGTCCTAATAATCCAATATCTGAATTTTATGATGCTTTGCCTATTTCAATTAATGTTGAAGGTAATAATATTTTAACTAGAAATCTAATTATATTTGGAAATGGATTAATGAAAAGTCATCCTAATATATATAAATTAATTGTAGCTGTTGAAGGAGATTCAGTTGTTGATTTTAAGAAAAACGTAAATGAATTAATATTTATTTTATTTCAAAATTATTGGAAAAGTATATTTTCAATAGATACATACACTAGACAACAATCTCAGTTTGTTGTATTATCACACTGTATGTTATTATTAGGAAAACGATTTAAAACAGCTGAATTTTTAAGTGGTCGTATGGCTGATGTTTTATCTAATTTATATTTCTACAATGCGCTTGTTTGGTATGAAAAACATAGTGCTATTTCAAAAGGTATATTCAACGTTGCTAAAAATAGATTACTCAATGAAAATAATAAATTAATATGTGAAATTGTATATAATTATCCTATTCAGTTTTTACGAAATTTTATTTCAAAATGGAATAATGAAAAAAAGATTCTTGATAAAGATTTAAAATATGTCGTTGAAAAGGGAATTTATGAGATTGATAAAATGACAACTGGTATAGGAAATAATAATAATTATCTTAAATTAATGAAAGATAATATTAGTATGTTGCGTCATGAACCAAATCATCCTAAAATAAAAGAAATTAGAGATATAATTATTCAGGTTGACCATTTTACAAAACCAGATAGATTGTAATCTTTAATACCTCGTTGATAATCTAGTTACTTTAAGAATAAACTTAGTCTATCCTTTATTTTTTCATCAGACTCACTTTGAATCCATTCATCAAAATTCTCAATTGACCTTTTATATTCTTCATATTTCACCCCAAGTTGTTCTTTTACAAAACCTTTTGACATAATAATAGGAAGTAACATTTTTTTTACATGTGTTTTCCTATCATCAATCTTTTTTTGAATTTTTACTGATTCTACCATTTGATTGTACCGTTCACGGGCATTAAAATAATCAAGAGCATACTCAAATCTACTTTCAACTAGAGGTTTCCTAGGTAGTCGCGCTGTTTCTTCCAAGAAGTCTGCTAAAAAATGTTGTTGAGCATCCTTGCGTTGTTTTGAATTTTTAGATTCTGGAAAGTTCGTATCATGGTCGTAAATCCAAGAATCATAGATTTGATGAATCATTTGTTGCCTGTCATGAATAAGTTCAAACGGTTTTTCAGGTGTTCCGATAAAACGAAAGAATTCATCTGGATCTTCTGTAAGCATTAATTTATTAGGTCCAACTTCAATATATAGCCCATTATCACCCATAGTCAATCCATGTCGTTTAAAGAAACGACCAATTGTTAAACCAAGAGCTAAACTATACCATGCCAGACTAAAACGATTTTTAACAGTGATTATATCTAGCTGAGCTCCATCAATATCCATGGAACAAACATTACCGTTTTCAACAAATCTAGAGGGTTTGAACAACTCCTTAGCAATGTCCACATTTTCTTTATGTTCTCCTGTAAAATACGAGTCAAAATCACCAAAATCGGAGCGTTTATCATCTTCCCACATTAAAATATCGACTGGTTTTAAACGACCATCTTTACTTATTTGTTGATTGATTTGATATTTTATCAACATGTATTTCTGTCTAGGAATTCTTTCAAGGTTTAGAGCCCCTCCACCCATTCTTTTGCTTCTATGTAAAACTAATATGATAATAATAATAATTATAATATCAATTTTTTTTTTCCTATTTAATATTTTAGACTATTTCAGTGCTACTATCACTTGCGTATTGTATAGTATCATTCGATATAGAAACTATATCATAACTATGTTGTTTAGTGTCAATTTCATATTTTTCGTTTATATCTTCATTATTATTTTCCACTTCAATAATACATGTATCTATTGATTTTTTTTCATTTTCATCATCTTCATAAATTGTTTTTAATTGTAAATTTTGATTTTTTTTTAAACAAATCGATTTTTTATAATAGATATTTTTCTTAGGATATCGATAGTCTTCTTCGTCATCTATATAATCTATAAATTTACAACAATTATTTCCCATTTATATACTTAAACTTTAGGAAAAAAATTTGAATATAAAGAATTTAATACTTTATAAGTATAGATAAAATGAAATCGGTTGTATTTTTACTACCTTTGGTATTATTGTTAAGTTATGCTCGAGCTATTGAAGTTAATTGGCAAAATTATGATGGGGAAACCTTTGATAATTATATTGAGGAAGATAGTCAAGTTGAAAACTTAGTTGGTGGTTCCAGAAGTGCTGCTAATTTACAATTAGCAAATGATTCAGCTGAACGTGTGGCAAATGGTGTGTTTGATTTGTATCGTTTGTTATCAGGAGATTCAAAAAGATTAAATCAGATTGTTAGTAATGTAAAACAGGTCGTAGGTAAGGACACTTATAATGTAAATCATGTATTTAAACATGTTAAAAATGGTAATTATTATGTAGAGGTTGATACGGACAAATACAATTTTGCTATTAATATTGTTCGATTGTTACCTAATCAACATAGTAATCATGTGCCTAATACAGCAGTTCATCCTTCAACAAGTGTAGAATCGGGTAACCCTTCTACTGCTCCTCCTAAGGTTGAGCCTAGTAAACAGACGTCTCGTCCAGAGACTCCTAAGGTTGAGCCTAGTAAACAGACCTCTCGTCCAGAGACTACCGCACCTCCAAAGGTTGAACCTGGTAAACAGACCTCTCGTCCAGAGACTACTAAGGTTGAGCCTGGTAAACAGACCTCTCGTCCAGAGACTACCGCCCCTCCAAAGGTTGAACCTGGTAAACAGACCTCTCGTCCAGAGACTACCGCCCCTCCAAAGGTTGAACCTGGTAAACAGACCTCTCGTCCAGAGACTCCAAAAGTTGAGCCTGGTAAACAGACGTCTCGTCCAGAGACTACCGCACCTCCAAAGGTTGAACCTACTAAACCGACCTCTCCCGTTTCTAAACCGCT